CGGGGCATTGGCTGCCAATAGCGTAGGCGTATTGTCTAACCGCTTCTGTCTCGTAGTTATATTCCATGTTGTCGGTCTCCTAGTAAGGCACTACTGGCTGCAGTGCATGAGTTGAATACTAGCAGAGATATTGCATCGGTCAATAGATTTGCAAGTGCTTTGCAATAGGTTTTATGATTGTATTTTTCAATCGTTCGCCAGGTTTTGATAGCACTGCTATCGTCGCCAGGTTATTAATAGGCGCTGGCTATTGAGTTTCTGCATTTGTTCCTGTATGCTCGGCAGCATTGTTCACGAGCGCAGCGAGATCAGTACATTATGAAAGTCACCAAATCTACTAGGGAAGCACTAAAGGATAAGATAGGGGCGGAAGGTATCCATAGCGTTCTGCGTATCGGTAAAAGAGAGTTAACAGCTAAACAAAGGAAGTTTGCGGAAGCTGTGGCATTGGGTGATACGAAGGTCGGGGCTTACCGTAAGGCATACGACACGAAGGCTAGTAAGCAGCAACAAGGCCATCAGGCACATATATTATCGACTCACCCAAAAATTGCGGCACAGATCGAAGCGTTTGCCCTAGCGAATGAAGCTGCGAAATACCGCTCTAGTGAGGGCTTGAGGAACCTAGTAATTGATTCACTCACTCAGATCGTGCTAAACCCTGATGCTAAAGACTCGGTGCGCGTCGCGGCAGCTAAGACACTCGGCACTGTGGTCGGTGTTGACGCCTTTAGAGAGACTAAGCGCATAGAACATATCCAAGATAGTAAAGCAATTAGAGATAAGATTCTCGGCGAACTAAAGACAATCACATTAAATCTGGATGATGCGCTTGACGTTGATGCGACTGCCTTACTAGCCGAGCTTGCCGGTGACGACGGCGACCGACCGACCGATGCGGAAATTCAGGGAGAGGCCGGCGACCCCCACCCTACCCCCACCCCCCAAAGCCAGGGTGAGGACTCCCCCCCGCATACACATACTATTCCACACGAACCAAGCCAATTATTATCAGATTCGCAAGCCATTCAAACTGCCCCCACAGAACACCCCCCGTCATCTTTCAGAACGGATACCCCCGGGGGGGATATATTTTTAGAAAACGAGAATGGTTAATAAGCTGACAACCCAACTGTAGGGAAACCTACAGTTGACATGACAAGATGACAACAATATTAATAAACAGGGAAATGACTCAGAAACGGATGGATAAGACGTTTGATGAGTGTATGGGGATGGATATGACGCCGGCGCAGAGGGAAGTATTTTTATTGATAGATGAGTGGTGGAAGGTAAAGGGGTATGGTCCGTCTATACGGGAGATATGTAGGATTAGGGGAAAGAGTGGGATGGGGAATACGTCGGAGATATTAGACCGGCTAGTTAAGTTGGGCGCGCTGAAGAGGTTGAAGGGTAGTGGGAGATCTGTGAGGCCGGTATATTTGAAGTTTAGGAATCTGGAGTAGTTGGCAAAAAAGAACTGCGTGAAAATGCAGTACAGGCAAAAGCGACACTGTGTCGTATTTGGGGGGTTGGTGGATTTAAGCGAATTGATAAATAAGTTGCCGGTTGCTGAGCAGGAGAAGCTGTTTGAGCAGGTGGCGCAATATAAGGATGCTGTTGTCCGTGAGCGGGCGCAGAAGTCTTTTATGTCGTTCGTGCATGAGATGTGGCCGGGGTTTATACATGGGAGGCATCATGCTCTTATGGCTAAGAAGTTTGAGGAGATAGCTGCGGGGACGTTGAAGCGGCTGATAATTAATATGCCGCCGCGTCATACCAAGTCTGAGTTTGCTTCTAATATGTTGCCGGCGTGGTTTTTAGGGAACTTCCCTAATAAGAAGGTGATCCAGACATCTAATACGGCTGAGTTAGCGGTAGGGTTTGGCCGGAAGGTTAGGAACTTGGTGGATAGTGAGCAATATGCGAAGATCTTTCCGAATGTCAGTCTTAGGGCTGATTCTAAGGCTGCTGGCCGTTGGGCTACTAATCATGGGGGGGATTACTTTGCTATTGGGGTGGGGGGTACTGTTACTGGTAAGGGCGCCGATCTACTTATTATTGACGATCCGCACTCAGAGCAAGAGGCTAGGTTAGCCCAAGGTGACCCTACGGTATTTGATAGTGTGTATGAGTGGTACACATCTGGTCCTCGGCAGCGATTACAGCCTGGCGGGGCGATTATTATAGTGATGACACGCTGGTCGGATAAAGATTTGACCGGCAAAGTGTTAAAAAGTGACAACACAGACTGGGAAGTGATCGAATTACCGGCCATTATGCCGTCTGGCAAGTCTTTATGGCCCGAGTTTTGGTCATTAGAGGAGCTAGAAGCCCTGAAAGATGAGCTTCCGGCGTACAAATGGAATGCCCAGTACCAGCAAAAGCCTACCGGAGAGGAAGGCGCGATAGTAAAACGGGATTGGTGGAAGCGTTGGGAGCCAGATAGGCCGCCGAGATGCGAGTTTATTATCCAATCTTGGGATACGGCATTCACGAAGAGCCAGCGGGCCGACTATTCTGCGTGTACTACATGGGGTGTGTTCCATTTAAACGAGAATGCGGATGATGTGAACATCATTCTGTTGGACGCCTACAAGAATAAGATGGAATTCCCGGAGTTGAAGGACACGGCTAAGCGGTTTTACGATGAATGGGAGCCTGATGCTTGTATTATCGAGGCCAAAGCAGCCGGCGCACCTCTTATATATGAGTTGAGAGCGATGGGGGTGATGGTTTCGGACTATACGCCGGTCAGGGGTAACGATAAGTTTGTGCGTATTAATTCGGTTACAGACTTATTCCGATCTGGTAAGGTTTGGGCGCCGGATACGCGCTGGGCCGATGAGTTAATAGAGGAAATGGCGCGGTTCCCGAATGCTGAGCATGATGACTTGACTGACTCGGCTACACAGGCGCTGATTAGATTTAGGCAGGGCGGGTTTCTGCGGTTAGATTCAGATGAACAGGAAGATGAGATCGGCTTCCGTCGTAAAAAGTCGTATTACTAAGGACAACTATGGCAACGAATATTGATAAGTCGCTTTCACAGGCGCCAACTGGCTTAGAGGCAATGCTTGGTGAGCCAGATATTGAGATTGAGATTGAAGACCCGGAATCAGTACGCCTTAAATTAGAGGGGCTAGAGATTGAGATCGAGCCGGACGAAGAATCAGAAGATGATTTTGATGCGAACCTTGCTGAGTATATAGATGACGGCACGTTGTCTTCATTGGCTGGAGATTTGCTGTCTGACTTTGATGACGACATTAGTTCGCGTAAAGATTGGATGCAGACTTATGTAGATGGCTTGGAATTGCTGGGCATGAAGATTGAGGAGCGCGCCGAACCGTGGGAAGGTGCGTGCGGTGTTTACCATCCACTGTTGTCGGAGGCATTGGTTAAGTTCCAAGCTGAGACAATCATGGAAACCTTTCCTGCTTCTGGGCCAGTAAAGACCAAGATCATCGGCAAGGAAACGCCAGAGAAAAAAGAAGCGGCAATGCGCGTGCAGGATGACATGAATTTCCAGCTAACGGACAAGATGGTTGAGTATCGTCCTGAACATGAGCGTATGTTGTGGGGCTTGGGCCTGTCTGGCAATGCGTTTAAGAAAGTGTACTTTGATCCTTCGTTGGATCGTCAGGTTTCATTGTTTGTGCCGGCGGAAGATGTTGTGGTTCCTTACGGCTCAAGCAATTTAGAAACGGCTGACCGCGTATCCCATGTGATGCGCAAAACCGAAAATGATTTACGTCGTTTGCAAGTGGCTGGCTTTTATCGGGATATTGAATTGCCTGAGCCGGTAGATACGCTGGACGATGTAGAGAAGAAAATTGCTGAGAAGATGGGCTTTCGGGCAACCAGTGATGATCGCTACAAGCTTATTGAGATGCAAGTGTTCTTGGATCTCGAAGGCTATGAAGATAAAGATGATGATGGCGAAGAGACTGGTATAGCACTGCCATATATTGTGACGATGGATAAGTCGTCGCAAGAAGTCTTAGCTATTCGTCGTAACTGGCGGCCAGAAGATAAGACGAAGCAGAAGCGCAGCCACTTTGTTCACTATGGTTATGTGCCTGGCTTTGGTTTCTATTGCTTTGGTTTGATTCACCTTATCGGCGCGTTTGCTAAATCAGGTACGTCAATCATTCGGCAATTAGTTGATGCTGGTACGTTGTCTAATCTGCCAGGCGGCTTGAAGACAAAGGGTATGCGCGTTAAGGGTGACGACACGCCTATTAGCCCAGGTGAATTCCGTGACGTTGATGTGGCGTCAGGTACGATCCGCGACAATATTTTGCCGCTACCATATAAAGAGCCTAGCCAAGTCTTGCTGGCTTTAATGAATCAGATCGTAGAAGAAGGCCGTCGCTTTGCTTCTGCTGCTGATATGAAGGTATCCGATATGTCGGCCAACTCACCAGTTGGTACGACGTTGGCGATCTTAGAGCGCACTCTTAAAGTAATGTCTGCGGTACAAGCCCGTATACATTATTCGATGAAACAAGAGTTCCGTTTATTGCGCGACATTATTCGTGACTGCACACCACCAGATTACGCATATGAGCCGGTAGATGGTAGTCGTTCTGTTAAACAATCGGATTACGATCAGGTAGATATTCTTCCTGTGAGTGACCCGAACGCGTCAACGATGGCGCAGAAAGTTGTGCAGTACCAAGCGGTCATGCAGATGGCCGCACAAGCTCCACAAATCTACGATCAGGTTGAATTGAATCGTCAGATGTTAGAAGTTCTTGGCATTAAAAACATTGGCAAACTTATCCCTAGCGCAGAGGACTTTAAACCTAAAGACCCTGTGTCAGAGAACATGGCAGTAATGAACATGAAGCCTGTTAAAGCATTCATTTATCAGGACCATGAGGCGCATATTTCAGTACATCAGTCTGCCATTAAGGATCCAAAAATCGCTGCAATTATTGGTCAAAACCCACAGGCGCAAGCGATGATGGCTGCTATGCAGGCACACATTAGTGAGCATGTAGCGTTTGAATATCGCAAGAAGATTGAAGAGCAATTGGGCGTTCCGCTTCCGAGTATGGATGAGGAAATGTCTAAGGAAATTGAAGTTGAATACTCGCGCATGATGGCGGCGGCAGCACAAAAACTGTTGCAAGCAAATCAGGCGCAGGCTGCACAACAGCAAGTTCAACAACAAGCTCAAGATCCTATCGTTCAGATGCAACAACAAGAGTTGGCTCTGAAGAAAGAAGAAGTAGAAATCAAGAAACAAGAAACAGAAATTAAGAAAAACAAAGTAATTCTGGATGCCTCGGCTAAAGCGGATCAGATGGAAATCGAGCGCGAAAGAATTGAATCTCAGAAGGCAATCGCAGGTATGCAAGTCGGCGCCAGATCGGCAAAAGACAAAGCAGATCTCGATGCAAAGATGGAAGCAGAAGGTGTTCGTCTTGGCACTCAAATCGCCAAAGATCAAGCAGCAATAAACCAGACCAAACCAACAAGAGGTGAGTGATGGACAAAGTTTTAGAAGTGTTGTTAAAGCAGGTGCGGGAACGTCGTGACCAATTAATCATAGCTGTCTCACAAAGCGCGGCGAAAGATTTTGCGGAGTATCAAAAACTTTGCGGGGAGATACGAGGACTCTCTACAACTGAAGGTTACATCCTCGACTTAGCAAAACTTATGGAGCAATCAGATGAGTGAAATAGCCATCGCTACAGAAAGCGGTGAAATATCTACACTGCCACAAACAGCAGAAGAAAAAGCAAAACAACTTCCAGAACCATCGGGTTATCACATCCTTGTGACAATCCCTGAAGCGGAAGACAAGTATGAGAGTGGACTCATCAAAGCTGATGAAACTCGACGTTTTGAAGAAGCATTAGCTACCGTCTTTTTTGTAATCAAGATGGGGCCGGACTGCTACAAGGACGCCACTAAGTTCCCAACGGGACCGTGGTGCAACGAGGGTGATTTTATTCTTGCTCGGCCAAACTCAGGTACTCGGCTAAAGATTCATGGCCGCGAGTTCCGTCTAATTAATGACGACGGGGTTGAAGCAGTAGTAGCTGACCCACGCGGTATTTCAAGAGCCTAAGGAGGCACAAATGAGTGATAAAGACAGTTACGAAGAGTTTGAATTTCCTGATGAAAAGCAGGAAAAGAAAGTCAAAGAAGATAAAGATGATTTTGACTTTGAGATAGAAGACGATACGCCTAAAGCAGATCGAGGCCGCGAGCCATTACCTCAGAGTTTGGTTGAGGAGTTGGATAAAGACGAGTTAGGAGATTACTCCGAAAACGTCAAAATCAAACTTAAACAAATGAAAAAGGTTTGGCACGATGAGCGCCGCGAGAAAGAACGCGCTTTACGTGAGCAGCAAGAGGCGGTTACTTTTGCCCAAAGGGCGATGGAGGAAAACAAGCATCTTAAAAATAGACTTTCTCACGGTGAGAGAAACTATTTAGATACTTATAAGAGCGCGGCAGCACTTGAGCTTGAGGCGGCAAACACCGAGTTTAAGAGTGCGTATGACATGGGTGACCCAGACCTATTGTTGAAGGCGCAACAAAAAATTGCCGATGCTAACTATAAGTTGCAAAAAGCAAAAGAATATGTTCCTTCTTTACAACAAGAAGAAACTCCTGTAAATAGTGTTCCTCAAGTCCAGCCTCCCAAGCCGGACTCCAAATCTGTTGCGTGGCAAGAGCGCAACACATGGTTTGGCAAGGATGAGGAAATGACTAGCTTGGCTCTTGGTCTGCACCAAAAGCTGGTTAATCAGAATGGGGACAGCTATCCATCGACCGATGAATACTGGCGAAAAGTTGACGACACAATGCGTCTACGGTTTCCCGAGTATTTTACGGAAGAGAAAAATGAAACGCAGTCCACAAACAGACAGCGTACAGATAGGTCATCAACGGTAGTAGCGCCGGCTAGTAGAAGCACATCTTCCAAGCGGATCGTGCTGAAACAATCTGAAATTGGCATTGCCAAAAAGTTAGGATTAACGCCGCAGCAGTACGCCCTTGAGAAAATGAAAATGGAGGCCAACAATGGCTGAAAACAAAAGTCGTGAATTACAAACGCGTTCGGCTACGGAACGTCCTAAGCAGTGGGCGCCCGCAGAACTTTTACCTGAGCCAGACAAACAGCCAGGTTTCGCGTACAGATGGATTCGTACTTCAACCTTGAATAATGCTGACCCACGTAACTTATCGGCCAAACTCCGAGAGGGCTGGGAGCCAGTCAAGATTGAGGAACAGCCGCAATTTCAACTGTTAGTTGATCCGACAAGTCGCTTCAAGGACAACATCGAGATTGGCGGATTATTGCTTTGCAAAACTCCGATTGAATTCGTAGAGCAGCGAACTTCGCACTACGCAAGACAATCTGAGGGCCAGATTGAGGCCGTGGACAATAATCTAATGCGTCAGAATGATCCTCGTATGCCATTGTTTAATGAGCGGAAATCAACCTCCTCATTCGGCAAAGGCAAGTAAACTTTAATTTTAGGAGTCTTATATGGCTTATCCTGTTGTTGCGGCCCCCTATGGGCTACGACCAATCAATTTGATTGGCGGTCAGGTATTCGCTGGTTCTACCCGCGATTACTCGATTCAGTATGGTTTTGCATCAAACATCTTTTACGGTGACTTGGTTAATATTGTTCGGGGTTCTATTGTTAAGAACACTGACACTACTGACTCTACTGGCAATGGTTTGGTTGGTGTTTTCTTGGGTTGTGAATACGCAAACCCTACAACTAAGCAAACGCAATTTGCGCAATACTGGCCCGCCGGCACTACTGCTACCGGTAGAGCTATCGTCTGTGATGATCCTGATACAGTATTTAAAGTCGTGATGTGTTCCGCTACAACGGTCATTGCTTCTGCCTCTACTGCTCTGTTAGGTCAAAACTTTGGTTTGATTCAGAATGCAGGTAACGTCAACACAGGTAATTCTGCTGTTGCCGCTCTGTTTAATGCGTCAAGCACAAGTGCAGATTTGGCATTGCGTGCCGTTGGTTTGGTTGAAGAAACTGCTATTCAATATACGGCAGTTGGTTCATCTTCTTCTACTACTATCACGCTTACTACGCCTGCATCTAGCGCGTTGGTTGTGGGTACGGAAGTTGGCTATATTGCTGCTAATGGTCAGTATATTCAATCTGGTTCGTATGTATCTGTAGCTGCGGCTGCGGGCGCTACGACAGTGACCATTAACT